TCAATGAGTTATTGAAATATACCATTGCAAAATCTTGAGGTCTTTTCAAGAATTTTTCTTTCCTGCCGAGAAAACTTATATACTTGTATTTGGATGGCCATTCTTCGTCCCACTGACTCCACCTCTCCACATCTACTGTAGATACCAATGTATCTTGTTTGTAGATTCCAATATCTACATCATAATCACCAAAAGGTTTCGCACGAAATTGATATTCTTCATTATAAAAATTTTTTGCAAACTCAATGAACTTTGATATTTCCAGATCATCGTCATAATTATTCTTACG